TCGCCAGTTATTAGTCCATGATTTGAAATAGTAACAAAAGCCGCCGCCCCGATCGCTATAGTACAAGTTCCTTTTACCTCTGTTAAAGCAGAAAATAAAGTCGGATAAGAAGCTCTGAGTAAACTTGCACCGTCTTCTTTCAACCAACCATATGGGATAGATACACCCGAATAATCTATAGAAGATCCAATTGGAAGAGCTGACAAGGTTTCCCAGTACGGATAAGTGATTGTTGGGTCCGCTATAGTGAAAGATCCTCCAGCAGTACCTGTAAAGGTTGTAAGAACAAGGTCATAGATAGTTGGGGCGACGGTATCTACGACAAATTGATAAGAAGGTACGGACTCATAAGAATAGGTTCCAGTGGTTTTGGCCCTGTCTCTAGTGTTTCCATCTGACTCCAGATATCTGACCTTGACGTAGTTAACCGCAACCCCATTAAGTGTTGCCAGAGGCAGTGCAAGATTAGTCTGAGCACCCCATGCAACCGGAACACCCGTAATATCTGCAGACATTTTTGACGGAGGTATGCTTGCGAATGTGTCTGGTATTTCTACGGAATGTGCAACCCATCCGCGACCAAGAGTAATGTTTAGGGTGTCCCCTGCACCTTTGGTTACGACTCCACCAGATACTTTTCTTGGAATAGTTTGACCAAATGTGTCGTAAGCCAAGGTGCCAACCATATCCTGCAGAAACCGGAAGTCTCTGACTAAGTCTTGTGTGTAATACCTATCCCCAAGAGCATAAGGAACAGTTGTCAGCCATTTCCAATTCAAGTGTTTAAGAATGCTCATTATGTAATAACTCCTCCGCTATATATTGTGAAACCACTACCACTAACTGGAACATACCCTAAATAGACTCTAACGTATGCTGGAACGATGTCCATCGCAATGTCATTAACAATTTGTGCTATTTGATCTGCAGAAAGAACGGCTGTGTGAAACCCATAGTGTAGATCTATGTATACGTTACCCCATATCTCCACCTCAGTTCCCTCACCTATAAGAGACATACCATAGGGGGCTGTTCCGTCACCTCCGAGAATTGCCCAATCTGTACCTTCTTCTATATCTCCGTCACCACATAAGACCCAATCATCAGAGTCCGTTATGACGTATCTAACAGCATTATACCCTGTAATTGCATCAATAATAAGTTTAGCATGAGCAACCCAGGACCCTCTCCGCTTGTGCGTCTGGATAGCTGAAAATATTTTTTGTCTCTTTGTTCTTTCTGAGTCTATAGTTTGGACTCCGGCGTTAACCATGTTGCCAAGAAAAGACAAGAATTGAGATGGACAAGTGTCTACGTCCATCAATTGTTCTATGTTCTTAACGTCTAAGAACCATTCAAGTATGTGCGAGTCCATTTCGTCTGTAAAAGACACAGTCTCTGATGTCGCTCTATCCTTGAAAATTTTTGGTATATAGTCTATTGTTGGTATAGGTAACATGTCACACCGGAGTTGTCGTTATAGTTCCGATTTCGGTTATCTCACTTGTACATAGTGTGATGGGGAACGTCGGAGAAGTTATTGTACAGTAGTCCACTCCATCCACATACGTGTTCATAATACCGTAGAAGTCCGAAATTTGGATTGTATCGTTAAAGTCTATGGGAACAATGTTCTCCAGCAAAGTTTGAATCTGAATGTAATCCGCAGATGTAAAAGACAAAGTCCACGTAGAGTTTATCAAGTCTACCGCAGAGGATATTCCGAGAGTTAGATATATTTGTTGAATCTGGTAAGTGACAGCAGAGAAAAACAATCTGACCGCCAATTCGTAGTATCCTTCCACTATTGCATAAGAGTATCCTGCTTTAGACTTCAAGTCCGATACAACATTCTCTGTAACGTATGTAGGATCCACCACTCTAACGTCTATAGATTCCAGTATAGTTTTGTTTATCAAATATGTTTGAAGAGCTGTTTTCAAGGCACCTGAAGGGACACCTCCGCCGTACGGAACTATAACGACCTGACAGCTGCCTATACCATAAACATTCTTATTGATTTTAACTCGAGCGACACTACCATAAGCTATCGCAAGAGCTTCTCCGTCTTCGACAGTTACGAATCTATCCCTTGTCTTCAGTAGTATCGGAGCCAGTTTCTTAGCAACCGAAATTGTTTCCCTATCATTACCACCTGACAACACTCCAGGATTGGATACAAAGTCTATGTCCCCATTTCCACCAGAGTATATATTCACCTTGTTAGCTATAGAAATATTACTGTTAACTCCACCACCAAAAGCATAAGAAACAAGAACGGCAAAGTTCGGTGGGATTAATCCGTAGCCTGTAACTGAACCATCACCGTTTCCAAACATTATGTAACAAGAATCGTCTGACTTCATTCCAAACTTGTAATGCTTATCTGTAGCTGACGAATATACAAAAGTTTCCACTGCTGTATATGTGTCACCACCTACTGTCACTACAAGTGTGTTCGGCAATACATTCTTGTCGGGCAAGTCAAATTTTTGGAACCCCGTAACCGCATCAGACACTCCAATTGTCACATTAGAATTTAGTCTTTGCTGATACATAGTAATAGGAAAAGAGTATAGGTAGATAGACAAAGTGCCGGAGCCATTAGCTGTTAAAGCTATCGCCGTTCCAGCTATCGCAAGTGCAAGTGTTCTTGCCAGCTTTATCTTTGTTGCCGATACACGAATTACATAGTAATCTACTCCAGCAGTCAAACCTCCACCGGTCGCTGTGGGAAGTGTTCCCGTAGAATCCACTCGTACTAAGTCCCCTGTATAGTAATCTCGGGCAACCGTTAACTCATCAACTGTATGGTCACAAGTAAATACTTCATTGAAGGCTAAAAGCGTCTGTACTGTGCGACCTTCGTACCTTAGACTGGACACCACGGTTCCGCCTTGGCTGCTTGCAACTTGTTCTGATACTGCTAAGGAAACAGGAAAAGATGCTGTTCGCTTTACATAAAACAATACGATACCCGATGCCGTAGTTCGGGCTGACCGCTGATAATCTATGAGTGCCAACAATCTATCCGTAGCTGACTCCGTGAAAGAAGTCTCCAAATAGGAGTTATTGGCTTGAGCGTTAAGTTGCATAGACAACATGTCGCCAACTCCTGCCCATAGACGCTTGAACCACTCCGGCTTATCTTTTAAATCCGGATTAGCATTTATGTCAGCAAGAATTGTGTTAAAGGTTCTACTTGAATATTGAATAATAGGATTTGTCATTTATATCCCCACACTTGTTTTGACGCTCTTTAATTGAGTATAGTCCGCGAAAGGTATATACAGAATGTTCACGTCCAAATTGTCATTAGATTGTTCAAACAGAATTGAAAACTGCGATATAGCCAATCGTCTTTCCCGAGAGCCACCCGTTCCGTCTCCCGTATATGTGTTATAAAAGTTTACCCAGTTAGCTATTTGAAATCTCAACTGAATTTGAAGCATCAGACTGTTGGGGTGATTTTCGTAAGAGTCAACCCCAACACTGTCTGAACGATTATAGTAAAAAGATCTCTCCGGCTGAAGTAGTCCAGCCATAAGGTTGTGCTCTGTCTCTAATTCATCGGAGAGATTTCCATAGAAGAAAAACACATTGATGTCTGATACTTCGTCCAGTGTTGCCATCTATTGTCCCTTTATCTTAGTTGATAAAATGTCTGAAGGTGCAGTTCCCAGTACAGTCGGCGCACTTGTTGGACTACCGGAAGCTGCACTTGTGTGAGTGTGCAAATTAAATATAGTGTTTATGAAATCAGTTAACCACGTATTGAGTTTATTACCAAGTACATACGGCTCCGTGCTTCCTTCTATTAGGACTATGTTATCTTCGTCTATTGTAAGTATATCCTGTGTATCATCAAGTTTGATACCCTTCTTGCTTAGAGGACTTTGGTATATAACCCGAAGCTTTGGATCACCTACGTACCATTCAGGCACGCAGTACTTATTGTCATCCTTTTTAAGCTCCGCACAGTTTGTGATGTAAACTGGTCTGTTCATATCCCCGTTAAGGAAGTACACTTCAACCCACTCCCCAACTTCCGGAACTGACATAGAATGTAGTTGTCTCGGATAGCACCACGGAGCCAAGTCCGAAGTATTCCAGCCAAGCTCCGGAACAGATACTTGGACCATTCCAATGTTTAATTCGTCTGTTTGGGATAAAACCTGCCCCATGTAGTGTCGTAAGTACAGGGTTTCCTGTCTTACAATTTCTACAATCATCCCATAGACGCTATCTGTTTTGTCAGCCAACTAAACTACCTCCGGAAACCGTGAATGCATCCGCGATTTGGATTGTGTTGCTGTAACCTGAGCGATTTATTTTGTGACTCACCCTTGTCTGATAAAAGGTAAGACCCTTCTTTGTTAAAAATATGTCCGGAAAACCTTTACTGAACTTTGCCCGAGCTGGACAAGTGTACAAAGGATTCCCTATGGTTTCCAGAGTAGCTGAAAGACCAATACCTTGTGGCGCTGTCGTTTCATTAACAGGTATGAAGTACTTGTTTTCAACAAGATTAGCCATACCCTTGTTGGCTTCCTCAAACATAGATGTCAGCCACTGAGCTTGAGTTGCGACGTTTGCTTTCTGTGCCAATTCCTTTTGCATCTTAGCAGTGTTTAGTTTGTAGTAAACCACCTGCTCCGTATCGGCTTTCATGAAGTAAAACTCCGTCTTTCCGTTCACGACAACTACACGGACATTGTCACCGGAACCGGCTTGTCCCTGATGCTGTTGCCAAGTGTAGGACTTGACGTTTGGAGAACCAGACAACTTATATTCAAATGTAGAAGAATCCCCCGAAGCTCCAAGTGTGTCTTGTAAGAAAGCCTGAACAGATATATCGTCATCATAATCACAAAACAGACCAACCATGTTGTACTCTGGTGGGTCAGCAAGAGGGTTTATGACTTTGTTAGAAGTGGCTATACGAAACATTGCACGCCATTCGGTAGCATATCTTGCAAGGAATCGAAAGTTACTTTCCGTTTGTCTTATAGCCGTATCCCTTGTTATGACTTCATTCTGTCTTCTAAAGTTTATGTAATAGTTATTGATGCCCATAGCCTGAAAGACCTGTGCTATAGCATCACCTTTCTTGCCTGAAGTAAAGGGTGTCTTCCGTCTGGCGGAATTGTCCTCAAACTCTCTTCCGTAAAAAGAACAGTTATATGTGAATACCCCATTCTCGTCTCCACCACCTGAAGGGTTTTTTATCCTTCCAGATATGACTCTGTTCACAAGTGTTGGGGAGAACAGCTCTTTGGGATTATTTTGCTTACGAAAAGCTTGCTGTCCGGATAAGTCCATATTGGAGTATCCCCACTTAACAACAATCTTTTTACCCTTCAAAACATTGGTGAAGCGTAAATCATCTTCATCGCATATCTGTATGGTACCCGTAGATATCTTACCCATTTCTTCGACAACTTCTAAGGATATAATCCGGTCGGATATGTCCTTTTTCATAAGAGGATTTTTTATACCCTCTATTTCAGCTTGGAAAAAGGAGCTATCATAGTTTTGAAAACTTATTGTCATGTCACCACCGGAATACGAAGTTCGTGGAACTTATTTAAATCAAAATCGTTTTCTACAATCTTTTCAACGTTGGCTTCAAATATCAGGTAAGACAGAGCTTCGGAATCCTCTCCAAATACCTCGGTTCTACTGGCTATCTCATCCAACCTGTCGTCTTGCTTCATAGATATTTTTACGAATTCATCGTATGTAGGATACTCTTTCATATCTTTTATATTATAAGTGTATCCATCCAACCAAGGAAAGGGTACATTATCAACCTGAGCCATCCACATGCTAATACCTCCGAGTATCCTTGTGAGTTTGAGCTTGTATTGTATCTATCCCCGTAAGTATTCCACCTGTAAATGCTGACAATTTTCGGAATATCTCTTCACCCTTGTACAGTAGACTATTCTCATCCAACCACAACTCCATTTCAATCTCGGAGTATTGAGGGTAGCCCATGGCGTTCACCCAGCCAGCCTTGTGAGTGGCGTTACACTTCTTAACAAAATATATAAGAGGAATTGACCCTATGCCATAGTAATACAGAACTTTTGGAAAAGGGTTGAACTGACCCGGACTTGATGTGAAATTAAATATCCCGACTGCTTGATTACGAAGCATGTCAAACTGTTTGAGTAAGAATAAATTCCCCACTGTATTGTTGGTCTTAATACAAGGGAGTGTGAAGGACAACTTTCGGTTGCCTCCACCTCCCTGCATTACAGGAGAGTAATTAAGACCGGGAATTGGTGTTTCAGTTAATATTATATCTTTTGTATCCGTTATGTCTCCAGGAATATTTGGAGTGGTTATCAACTGCTTATTCGATATGTCATACATAAAGAAAGGCATGTTGAACGGAAACTTTGGCATGTTTAAATTTGGCATCAGTATCCCTGTGCTCCGGCTTCATTCAGTAATATATTCTTAAAGTTTTGACTGTTCTTTTTATTCATGCCTTCAATAAAGCCCTCTCCTGCTTTCTTAGGGTCTTCTCCCGGACCAAGCTTGATCTCCATCTTTTCAATGTTTACTTTAGACGTAGCATTTATTTGTTTAGAAGACGTATTGGAGCTAGGAGAAAAGGTCGCTTTTGATCTGTCGGCAAATTCACCCCATTTTTTCTTTAGTCCATCTATACGCGCACTGCTTCTTTTGTCAAATTCTGCTTCTCTTTGCTCCATTCTATCTGAAATCTCTTTTGCCTCAGTTGCTGTCCCTGACAACTTAGCTTTCGCCCACGATATACCGTCAACTATGTTCTTTATATTGGTTACCAAGCCGTCTATAAATTGCGCAAGTCCTGAAACGGCAGTATATAAAGTTGTACCAACAAAATCACCGAGAACTTTAAAAGAAGCATAGAGTATATTTGTCTGTCCGTCTGTCAGTGCCAATAAGTCTAATAATTCATTAACTTGATTTACTAAATCTCCAAAAGGGCCAGCTATTCCGGCAATTCCATTTTTCCAACCTTCAAAATAAGCATTCCATAATCCTATCATCCATGCAACGGCTTCACCTATCTTTGTAACTATAGGCATAAACGCAACTTGTAAAAACATTATAACCGCTGTAATTTTAAACAAGACTATATTAAAAACGTCTGATATTCCGCCCGCCGTGTCTCCGAAAATCTGCTTCATTTTATTTGCTATCGGTTCTATCATTGCTTTGAACATTGATATAAAACCTTTTACAACCTGAGTAACGGCACGAAATATATTTACAAGCACGCCACCCCATCTAACAAACATGGCTCTGTGGTCACGGACCCAGTCCAACATTTTCTGGAGCATTGGAGCAAGTTCTTTTCGCAAGGGCCACAACAAATTACGCTGAATTATATCACTTGATATCGACATAGCTCTACCGACTTCCGGAAGACCGTTCTTTATGAAGTTAAAGGCTCTTTGAAAAGCTCCCATGAAAACCTGTGCCATCAACATACCTTTAGCTACCATAAAGGATGACATCCCTTCTGTATTCTTATTAACCTTTTCTCCGGTCTCTTTCGTCTTGGATTCAAAGGCATTCATGTGATCCGTGATCTTATTAATACCGCTTATGAAACTGGCGGGATCAAACGTCAATTCTACATCATCCATTAATTTGTCCTTGGTTCATCTTATCTGCTATTGGTTTCGTTATCTTAACTATCAATTCATAGTCATTAAAGTCCATGTCTCGGAGCTCCGAGTAACTGAAACCGCCGTTGGTTATTTGAGTAATTACATAGGCTTCATTAAGAAACATTTCCATATTGAAGTCTAAATTTTCGATGCTATTAAAAATCCACCCCACGCCATCGACTTCTCCTACTACACGAATGGGGCTTCTAAATCGAAAAAATTTGAGGTATTCACTATGGATCGCCATTGTTTGCCACACTCTGGACAAATACGAAGTTTACGCTTGTCCATTCCATACTCATTAACCTTTCGGGATATCTCCACAATATCTGTGTCCGGATCAGTACGATCGAACACTAGCATACCATAGTTTCCTCTCCACTTATTATCAATGGTCTCTCCGTTTACTTCAACAAGGGAGTCTACATATATCCCGAACTGCGATCGTAGCTCGTCGCTCTTATCCGCCCTCCGAGTACCGGATATAGCATCTGCAAGGGTTGGGTGCCTCATAACAAAAGATTCTACGGACAACAGAACTTTTCCATCCGTTGTCTTTATCTCGACAGGTGTCGAGAAAGTGTGTTGAATGTTAGACAACCCTTCAGCGAAAGACACTTTGAAATCTCTTATGAAATCTCTAGTGTCAGATAGTATCTCCCCCGTAGATGAATCTCTCTTAGCTTCACAGATTATTCTTGTCTTACAGCGAGGACAGAAGTAGATTCCCTCTACTCCATCTTCCGGATGTCTGAGTAGCATTATTTGTGTGAAAGCATACTCCGCGGAACGGTAAGACATATTTCGCACTAAAGATTTTATCCTATCTCTGTCTGTAATAGCTTCACCGTTCACGGGTTCAAGGCTTTCTATACAGTGTGCTACAAAGAAAGCTATCGCACCGTACATGTCCCCGGAGTCTGACATCTTCTTTGTGTCTGCGATACATCCGGTATTCGGCTTCCGTATATATATGTACTCACAGAACACTTCATTGTTCATGTATATTGGAATTGGTAATTGAATTCGCATAGTTCCATCCTACTGTGTCATGGTTTTGATCTTTTCTATATTATTCAGGTAAATCGTTCCTACTATTCATTTTTACCCTTTATCAGTGACTCTGTACGGGCTTTAAAATACCGTACCCGTATAAATACCCTGCCGTAAACCGTCCGTTATTATTACAGGGTATACCTTTTAAGACTGAACCGGAAAAATGTCCCAAGGAGCAAACTTTAATTTACACTGGGCATAAGTTGGACTTGCCGCATCGTAAGCTGGCTCCGTGAATCCGACACATCTACAAGAAGGCATTAAAGTTCTGCCAAACTCCACACCATCAGCGTCGCATCGCACCTTGCTAAGATCGTGTGACTCCTTATTGTAAAAGAAATTTTGAAAGTACTTCAAAGTCTTGCTTTCTCTTGCAAGCTTGTAAGTCATCTCCAGTGCCGGAATCTTACGTACACCGGAGTCTATCAATCTTGTTATCTCAAATTCCGGAACCTCTATTTGATTAACATCTATACTGATTTCTCCCATGTTAACCAATCCCGGAATCTCTTCTCCGTCCCAGTATGCCCGGACCTTTTCAGCCATGTCATAAGACTGTTGCATTTATCTTTCCTCCCTTACTTCAGCATGATTCCAACTCGGATTCTTATAGAACCTGCTGGAGCTGGATAAGTGTAATATACATCTATGTTTCTTTCACCCAACGAAACTTTGTCTGAAGGGTTATTTACGATATCCGCAATAACCTCAACATGATCTTCAAAACGTGTAGGTGATCCGTCAGCATTTATAGATATACCAAAAGTTTCACCCTTGGGTACAGATCCTGTAGAACCCTGATCCCACAGTCTTCGTAGGAAAGTTATCATAGCCATCTTGTCTTCCGTTATTCTGTTGAAAGCATTTGGCTGATTCTCAGACTTATTAAGACTGTCCACACCGGATACTTTGATAAGCTCTCTCATCATAAGACCGTTCGCAAACTTAAACTCTGTAGTAATGGAACCTGTAAACAGGTTTCGTATCACATACCCGTAGCCAGGAAGATACTCAATACAGTTGACCCCTGCTGTAGCAAGTGTGGTCCGGTCAGCATCAGATGTGAACTGCGTGCCAACTATGCCTACGATACCGAATATCGGAGTCTGCTTAACAGGTATGTAATGAATACCAAGAGTACCTATTGTTCTTATCCAAGCACCCATAACCCCACCGACACTCGGAATATTTCTTGCAGGAGCTATATCACTTGTTGCAAACGGATCAGTAATCTGAACCCAGTGAGCTACAAGTACGGATAGAACAGCATCTGAACGCTGAAAGCTCTGTCCAATTGTTTGAAGCTGTGACAACGATTGGTTACTTGTGCAATTAACAATCACCTTGGGATTATCCCATCGTGATTGACAGTAATTCTCTAAGCTCTTATGAACAGTGTCCAACACTGTTTCACAGTTAGCTAAGAAGCGAACAGGTAGTGAATTAAAAGCTGTTTCATTACCATATTTCCAATGTGCCAGAGTTGTTGGTGACGTTCCTGCCGCACCAGATGCCAAGTATGTAACTGTCGTAACATCCGCCGGATATTTCAGATTCAAATCGTGTGTATGTGTTTGAGAAGTAATGTCCATGAATCGGTGTTGACCGAATACATTATCGATATAGTAATCTGAAACCTCAGGTTCCAGTGTTACATATATCTTGCCAAGTTCGGTCTCAACTTCTTTTTCAATACCCGTTAAGGACTTTTCATACACCTGAACACGAATACCCCACACTTCGCAAACATCTCCGTCTACAAATGCGGAACTACCAAAAGCTATTCCGAAGTGAACCTTTCCGGTAGACTCATCTACAGAGGTTACTTTTTGCCATACGTACACTGGACCGGTGTGAGTGAATCTCAATAGATCACCCACCTTTATCCCTGCTACACTGTCAAGAACTACAAAAGTGTCCCCTGTACTTGGATTGCCATTGCAAGCTGTCGTAAATCTTGCGCCATTGGTTATCTTGTAACCTATACGATTTCCGTGAATACCGTATTCTACATTGCCCTTATATGCCGCTCCGAAGATCAATGTGGTTTCTGGTGTTGATGGGAATTGATCGGATATAGAAGCTGTTGCCTGAACAGCATCTATCACCGAACCCGTATTCCCCACGTGGGCTTTGACATACAACTTAGCATTAGTCCCTACCCCATTAGTCCCTACCACATTAGAAAAGAACAGCGCCACACTGTCATAACCGTACCAAGAAGAACTGGCGTTGATGCCAAAGATATCCTGGAACTCTTTCATGTTCTGCACAACGAAAGGCAAAGCATACGACCTTTCAAACTTACCTATCATCCCACCAACTAGGAAGTCCGAGGCTTCGACCACCAGACTCTTTTTAGATGGAAGATTTTCTCCCTGTACTCCGAGTTGCCTCATTATTGAGACCTCCTTAAAGTTCTTTTATATTAAAGTATCCAGACTGTTGTTTGAAGTCTGAATGATTAATTTCAGCTTGTGTTAAAGTCTCGGAACTGTACGGTTCAAAGAAAAACCATTTGCGTCCTATCTTTAATTCAAAGCTACGATTCTGATTAAAGGTTACATTGAAAAGTTTACCTTCATCCACCGTAACAGGTAGTTCATCCTCAGTTTCGTTATCCGTACTATGCCTTGCCATAATGAATCTCCTTTAATCTATATTGACAGTAAGATTATCATCTACTATCTTAGCAAGAGTTTGTCTTGCATATAAGCCTTCTATCATCTCTACAGAAAACATGAATTGGATTTTAGGAATTATATCGAAAGCTTCCGTGGGTTGGATTTCAGTTGGAATACCCTCCCACACCATACGATACTTTTTGTTATTGATCCAAAGTGTTTCCTTAGCTAGAAACTTTCTAGTGATCTCAGACATAATCGCAAGAATCTCGTCATGTCTAGCTTCACAATCTAACAAGAAGCGATACTTAAATATAGCTCCCTCTCTTCGAGACTGTATCGTATCGTCGTCTTTTCGAGTGTCCCACACATCTTCAAGGGCTGAACCTCTTCTCACCAACTCCGGTGTGATACCATTTATTGTTATAGAAGGCAACTTTATTTCAACTGTATCCTGTCCAAATTCAACCGGAATCTGTAGATACACGTTCGCACTTGAGTAATCGTGCTTAATGTACTTTCCATCGTACAAGGAATTAAAGGAAAAGTTTGTTTCGTCATTTCCAATAATTTGATGAACTTCAGAATTAGTGGAGTCTTTAATCTTAATTACGGCATATCGTTCAAGGAAATCCCGGATTCCCGTAATTGCTATGGACTTGGCACCTGTGGCTACTGTCGTAGTTCCCAGCTGAATTCCGTCAGGATATTTGGAAGTGATCTCCGCCCTTAGAGCAACCTGTATACCTATGAAAGCATCATAGGGATTCTGCTCCTTAACAGCAACCACAGAGGATAGCAACAAGTAGTCTTCGTCATTATGCAAAGCCGTGATTCGGATTCTTGTTAAACCTGTCATTCCAGTACAAGATAATACAACCATAGTCATAGGAGACTTCACAGGCATGTAGAACACCGTTCCGCCAAAGTCTATCTTGTAGGAATAGTCCGTGGACTTATTGAAGATGTATCCCGCCTTGTTTCTACTCCAAGCCCATAGAACTATCTCTTCGTATCCGGTCACGTCAACCGAAATAGTTTTCGTTATGTACTTGTTCAAGTTGCCCACGGGTACCTTGAATATGACGGAACCCGTTAACTTGTCGGCTATAAAGTCTGGATGAGTGTTTACTTTATAAGCTGATATGGTACTTCCGCTTTGTGGAGTCCATCCAGTTAAGCTATCCACGTTATCAATCGTTTTTCTCATAATCCTCATGGTTCATAAGGTCTTTACGTTCTATTTCATATAACAGATCCCGTTTCGCAGTGTTGATAAACTCTGTCATAGCTTTCTTTACTGTTCGGGAGGTTTCTTTAGCATCCTTTTTCATCTTTAACATCTGTCTTTCGTAAGCCTTAAAGAATGCCGGTCGCGGAGGTATCCGCACAGTGGTTCCATTTTTCATGTTAATAGTGCAACCATACTCATGAATCTTAAAAAGATCAGCTAAAGATAAACTTGATTTATGATGTTTTCCTTTTGAAGGATAAACCTTATACCCATTCTTTATCTTACGAATACGCATCATGTTTATGTAGGACTTATCCGATCTATCTCCTAAACCGTACAAAGGGTTCTCGGGCTTTTCATACCCCTTCCTAGTCTTACTTGCAATAGTGGCGTCTTTAAGTTTTTCTAAGCCCATATTGTTCATACGGATTCCTTTCTTAAACTCCTCTATAACTCCGGTTGCTGATGACTTCATCTGACCCATCATAGTGCCTTCAACCATTTGAGGAAGTCTCTGTATCCGTGCCATCTTAGCATGGAAGCTATTACTGAACTTCGCTTTAACTGTCATTTTCGTTTAAGAGCAAGTGTTATGTACAAGTGAGTATCTGTAAATGGACTTGCCAACCCCTTCTCCTTTATAACGTACTTTGTATTTTTCAATACAACTGTTGATCGTGTCATATCTATATCCTCAAAATCTACGCTCACCAGATTCCAAGAGTACATTGGAGTGTAGACAAGCACTTCACAGTCTTCACGAATACCAGCTTTTTCCAACTGTCTTCTGTTTGGCTGGGGAACCGGAGGAAATATAGGTATGGTTAGAGGAGCGATATCCGGCTCCGTCTTACCCACCTTGTAGTCTTCATAAGCGTCCCTTCTTATGTCCTCTTCCTCTCTGATGTAAACCTTTATGGTATCCCCATATTCCAAAGAGGATTCGTACACGTCACGAAGAGCACCACACTGCTCCATGGTGGTTGCCTTTCTTTGAACCGCCCGTAAAGTCGTGATTGCAGATACGGGTGCAACTGTCCCTGTCGGGATGTATCCAAGCATTCCCCCAAGATAGTTCATTAAGACACCTCATTCCAAACTACGGATGTTCTGTTGCCTGTGACAAATGTGGCGGTCACCACAACTATATCCTCTCTACTGTAAAAGGTTATTGTACCTGTTCCCTCACTGTCCAAAGAATTAACCATACGCCCACCAAATATACCTGACAAGATTGTGAGTAGGTCACTCAGTACGAGTGTCCCATCCCCATAGGTCTTTGCCATTATAGCTGTGGCTGTGTCATTCACAAGAGATTCAAGCACCAATCTATCTGCGGATGTAAATCCCCCCGTCCCGATCGGGGATTCTTCAAGAGCATGGGGGGTAAACTTGTACACTACTCCGTCAAGCACTATGGCAGTATTGAGTTTATCGGTCACAGCCTTAATGTCTCCAATATTGGTGTTGTCCGGTGCTGTATATGCTGTGGCTTCAAGCCTTGTATTGATAGCCGTTAGCAGGGCACTTAGCCCATAAGTTCCGTTCGCAAGTGCCGTCTCTATATCATCCACAAGCTCTTCAAGGGCAAGGTTTCCATAAGTGGCGTTGCTGACTATCGGGTATGAGTCCCCAGTTTGGTTTACGCTTTCAACGGTAAGAACCGGATTCTGTACATTAAAGAATTTCTTAAAGCCTGCTGCAAGATATCCGGTTGTTTCTGTCAATAATGTTCCCAAAATAGATACAAGATTTGCTGAGACGGTAGTGGCTACACTTCCTACCGATCCGGGGAAATTGCCCGTTGCTTCATCGGCCTGAATATCGCCGTCTGCATTTGTCGTTCCAGCGAGATATGCTTTGCTCGGGAGTTTGCCGTAAATGGTATTGATATAATCAAGATACCCTGCCCGTGTAGCCGTGAGCCTTGTTAATAAAGCGTCAAGCAACAAGTCGAGCCTGCCGCCATCAATCCAGTCTGTGAGTGCGCCCATCCTTGCGGCCGTGACTTCCTCGGTGTGTGCAAGTTTTGCATCAAGGTCAAGTGCTCCTGCGTCTGATATAGGCAAGCCCCCGGCTGCATCTGCTGCTGCTGCGGGGAGTGCTGTTCCTGCGAGTCCTCGTGTTGCGCTGTAGTTATCACATGCTGATTCAAGGTTATCCGCTGCCGTGCTGTCTCCGGATATTTTTGTTACATCCACCTCGTTAAATCTATTCTCAATGCTGAAATGAGCAAGTACAGTTCCGACTACAGATATACTATTTACCGTGCCGGCTGTTATTACTACCTGATAATCATTTCCAATTGCATAAAAGGCATCGGCAGATAAATCTATAAGTACATTGTTTAATCCAGTTACACTATCAAAATCTGTAGTCAGAGTCACGCCTGCCGTTGACT